GTCCTGGCCTGACAAATAAAGCGTAATGCGCGTCTGCTCGGGTGTGCCGGTGATTGAAATGCCTTCGCAGACACAGTTGTATGTATTGCTTCGAAACCCGATCGTCACGCCCGCTGAGATGGCTTCAGTAATCATCAGAAGCGGTTGTGGATTTTCTGTGGTGAACGGATCGGGCAACTTGTCGTTTTGTTCCATCTCGGTGAACGAGATCGCCGCAACCGTCGAATCTTTGGTTTGGAAGTTATTGAGGAGCCATTGGGCGTGACTCAATGCTTGAGCGGTTGAGAAGTCAACGGTGGTTTTGGCCCAGCTGAAAATGGGCGTGGTCGATAACGTGGCCGTTTGGGCCGCCACAAATTCTGGCTGAATTGTGACTTGGTTGTAATAGTTGTCGGCGCTTGACCGGAACACGATGTTGTCGTATTTGTTATCGTAGGTGTTGGCGGTGACGGTGCCGTCGTTGAACAGCCATTTGGTGTTGAGGTCGATGTTGGATCCGCGGCCCCGGTAGTAAAGCAGCCAGGTGCCAGGCCATGTGATGCTGTATTGGTACGGGTATGCGTAGATCCTGGCTTCTTCGGTTCGGACGAGGGCGTTGACGAGCTCGAGGGCGTTGCCGGTGTACGTCTGGGCTGACGCGGTCGACATGGCCCCGAATTGGGAAATGCCTAAACCGGCGGCCGTGGCCGCGTCGAGAACTTGTTCATCTGTTTTTTCTTGGGTCAGGACGAGGCCATTTAGTTGTGCGCGGCCCCAGTCGGCCTGGATGCCTTCGCCCGAGATGGTGACGGTGTCCAGCGACGCAATTTTGCCGTAGTTGATGTCTACGTCGCGAATGGTGCCGATGAAGCCTGGGTATTTGTCGACGCCGACCACCACGCCGGGCCGGTAGACGTACGCAACGATTTTGTCGCCCAGTTTGGGCGTGTATGTCCAGCCGGACGGGTTGCGGCATTCGACGTTCAGCGTGTCAGAGTTGTAATCGTCAATTTGTAACCGGCGGCCTCGAAAAATGCTGACGGTTTGAATGTTGGCAAGTGTGCGCCATGCTCCGGCGCTGTAAAAGTCAATGCGCCATTCGTAGGGGGTTTTCATGCCACTCGAACGGGTAGTGGGCCATTAGTCCGGTTGTAGCGCCGCAAAGCGTCCACGATTGCGTTCGGGTCGCCGCCGTTCACGTTGATTGTCACGTTGCCGCCCATTTGGCCCATACGGTCAAGCGGGACGACGGCCTCCGGGCCTGCTTCGCCGACCAGGGCAAGCGTCGGCTGCATGACCAGGCCACCGTTTGCAAGTTCTGGGATGTTGGGTACGTCGAATCCTTTGCCACCCAACCCAGGCACCCAGGACGGCACCTTGAACGAGAGTTTGCCGATCGTGTTGTTCCAGGCTTTGGCGATGGCGTTAAACATCGTTTTGTAAACGGCGAGGTATGCGCCGACGGCTGTTTTGATTGCGTCGACGGTGCCGGTGAACGCGGTTTTGAGTGCGCTGCCGATGCTGTCCACGATGTCGCGGAACGGCTCAAACTTTTTGTAGGCCGCGACGACGGCCACGCCGATGGCGACGATGGCCGCTGTGGCCAGGACGATCGGGTTGGCTGACATAGCCAGGTTGAATGCTTTCTGGGCGACTGTGGCCGCGGTCTGAATGACTGTCCAGGCTTTCATGGCTGTGTTGGTTACCAGGACTGCTGCCGAGATGCCGGCGAACGCGGCACCCAACGTGACGATCAGATCGGTGTTTTCGCTGACGAATTTGGCAAGCTTCTCCAAGAAAGGCAGCAACTTCTCGATGATGGGGATGAGGGCCGCGCCGATTGACTCCTGAGCCTCGCCGATTGCGGTCTGCATCCGCTTAAACCGACCCTCGGCGGTTTCAGCAGCTGCGGTAGCCGCCCCACCGAACGTGTCTTGCATGATCTTGCCGAGTTCGTTGAATGACGCGCCTTCCTTGACCAGTCCCTTGAGGGATGGGTCTAGTTTGGCTAGGGCGGTGGTTTGGCCGTTGTAGGCCTTTGCAAGGGCCTCTGAGACGCTTGTGAGGTCTTTCCCGGTGGCCGCCGAGATGTCCATCGCCAGCTTCAGGTTTTCGGTGGCAAGGCCTGTTTCGCCCATGCCGCGGGCAAGCACAGACAGGGCGTTGCGGAGATCCGTGTCGGCAACGCCGGTGGCCAGCGTCATCGACGAAATCATGTCCTCGGTCGCTTTGACTTGGGCGTCGGTTGCGCGAGTTGAGATCTTGAGCTGGCGCGCCAACTCAGCCGACGACTTCTGATCCTCCATCGCCGCCTTGGCCGCGGCGGCTCCGGCGATCGCTAGGCCGCCAAGCGCGGCTGCCGCCGGGATGGCGGCTTTCTTGATTGCGAATTGGGCTTTCTCGCCGGCTGTCTCGAGCTGCTTGAACTCTTGGACGGCTTTTTGAATGCCTTTGCCGTCGAACTCGGAAACGATGGGGATTGTGATTGCCATTATTTGCCCCTGCTCGCTTTGTCTGCTGCTTTAGCGACGCCAGCAACCAGCGTCTCCATTTCGTGCATCACGGTGTCGCGATGCTTTTCGTATGCGGGCCACATGATTCGGCTGGCCCGCCCGTACCGGGCGTTCAGCGCGTTCACCATCGTGTCGCCCTGTGGCGTTTTGCTGTCGCGGCTCATGTCGAGCAAAACGGCGCGAGCGTTCTTCCAACGGATGCCAAACACGGCGAGGTTGCGAACCATGCCGTTGAATTCTTTTGGCTTTTTGCCTGACGTAAACGCTTTGATGCCTTTGGGCGCGACGGCACCTTTCCACGGGAACATTTCGTAGCCCGATTTGGTTGTCCATTTGCGGGCCATGCCAGAAAGGGGAGCGCTTGCGGGCACCTGGCTTTGGGCTTCACGCACCGGGGCCTCGACGATCGTCGCAAAGTCTTTTGTGATCTGCCGGCGGAGCGTCTTGTCAAGGTTTTGCAAAATGCGGAGGTCGTCTTTAATGCCGACAATGTTCCATTCAGCGCTTGCCGTCACCGTGATCCTCCTTTGCGTTTCTTGTTGATGATGTCGATGGCTGTGGCCAGATCTCGAGCGGTGAACTCGATCTCTGGCGGCCAGAACCCGGTGGCGACGAGAAGCTCGGCTAGACCGCGGCTCCAGGTGCCACTTGGGAAGGGTTTGCGTCGTCACCCGACACAACGTCCAGGCTGACGATCCGTTTGAGGTAGTCGTCGAACACAAGCGGAACGGTGAGACCTGCGGTTTTGCTCGCTTCGTAGGCGAGAAACGCGAGATCTTCGGCTCCGATGCCTGCTGCGAGGTCACCGGCGCGACGCTTGAATTTGCGTTCCCAAGTGACCACGTTAAACAGGTTGGTTTCGACAATCTTGGCCCCTTCGCCTGTGTCGACGCTGATTTGGATTTTCATGTTGCTCCTTGCACGGTTGGAGGGTTATTTACGGGGTGATGTCGCGTGACCAGGTGCCGCCTGTGAAGGTCAGCTCCAGCATGGCAAGTTCGCCGACGGTCGAGTTGATCGGCGTGTAGGTCTCCAAATAGCAGTTGGAGATGACGATCTCTGGGTTGCTGGCGCTTTCGGTCGTGCCCGATGGGCTGATCACCATGTTGGATTCTTTGCCGACCATCGCCGCGACGGCTGCTTCGGTTTCGGACGTTGCGCCGCTGCCGCCGTAGGCGAGGAAAAGGGTCAGCGAGACTTCCACAGTCTGCAACCCGGCCGTGTAGCGCCGCCCGGTGTCGCCGAAGCTGGTCGATTCGAGAGCTTCCGAGCCGACCGTGACCGTGACTTGGTTCGCTTCCGCGCTCAAGTCGTAGGTGGTCGCGCCCTGGGTGATGTTGATTGTGGCGTTCGACAAAAACGTGGTGGGCATTGTCAGTTTCTCCTTGCCGCGATTGCGACTGTCAGGTTGTAGGCGGGTATTGCTTGGTCGCCAACTGTGACGGTGGCGGGGCGGCCGCCGGTGACGGCCAGGGTTGTCGACGCCATGATGGTGTCGGCGGTTGTGATTAGGTAGTCCTCGGCGTCCTGGTTGCCTGGTGGCGCGGCGAGGATCAGAAGGTCGAAACGGATGTCGCCGACGTTGTAGGTGAAGGCGTCGAACGTCGGAGGATTAACGAGGACGGTCATTGGTCGAGCGTTGCGCGGATCGGTCACGGCTGCGAGCCCGAGAGCCGTCAGGGCGTTGACGATCGCGGTGCGCGAGTCGGCGAAAATGCCTGTTGCGGGCATCAGGCCACCTGGCTGCGGCGTATGCCGAGCAGACGCATGATTTGGCCCATCGTCCCGGTGGGTGCGGTGATTGCCATGTCCTGGAACGAGGCGTAAGAGTCGACGCTGCCGCGTTCGCGGTAAAGACTTGCCGCGTACATGATCGTTCCGAGCTTGACGGCGCTACTTGGCACGGTGGAGAGGGACTCGCCTTGATAGCCAGCCATCTTCCGTGCCTTGTAGGCCCAAGCGTTGGCGGCATCCGTGCATACCCCAACGAAGGTTGTGTCGTTAGCGGTAGCCACGGAAATACCAAGCCACGACAGAACGTCAGCCGCGACGATCCATGTGCACGTTTCTGTCCAGGTGATCGTGCCAGCCATCGCATCGCGGGCCACGTCCGAGCCCGCGGATGCGACTAGCAGCTGGTTTTCTATGAGGATGTCGTAGTCGTAGACCCAGTCGCCTTCGTCGTCGACACCCTGGTATGAGTAGACCGGGACGGCCAGCACGGTGAATGTGCCGTTAAACCCGGTTGTTCCTGCGACGGTGATCGATTGGCCGATGCCGATTTCGGTTGCCTCAAGGGTCTGCAACACGGCATAGCCATCGGCACGTTGCGTGTGCGTGACGGTGAATGATGCCATGTGCAGACTCCTCGGTGGCTAGCTGGTGATCAGGACGCGACGCGCTTAACGAACTTGTCCGGGTCGATCATGAGCGTGGCGAAGTAGCCGCGCCATGCGATGGTGCGCGAGATCGTCGACGGGTTGTCGATCGAGATTGCGCCCTTCTGCTGCTCGAAGATTTCGAAGCCGGAGGCGTCACCGACGACGATCGTGCCGGATGCGAAGTTGCGGTCGACGACGACGCGGAGGCCGAACGCGACTGCGTCGTTGGTGCCAGGGGCGACCGAGCCGAAGGCGTTCATCGGGCCAACCTGCGGGAACAGCGGGCGGCCTGCGGTGTCGACGAGCTTTCCGAGGTTCGACCATTGGTCGGGAGCCAAGAAAAGGTGGGTCGGCAGGTTGCCGTTGCTGCTGGTGAGGATGGTCGAGGCTGCGCCGTAGATCCACTCGACCCACTTGGCGGGGTCGCTCAAGTTTGCGGCCGAAAGGACGCGGGTGGTGGTCGCACCAGCGACGAGGGCGTCGGCTGCAACGTCATCGGTCTGGTTGGCGTAGATGCGGCTCATGTCGTCGAGGACGAGCGACAGCACGTTCGGGTCAGTCCAGTCGAGATCCTGCTCGGAAATGGTGACGTAGCCGCCGTAGGTCGCCTTGGTGACCTGGTTGTTGAACACAACGAACGTGCCCGACTGGAGCGCGGCGTTTTCTGCCGACTGGACAGCCATCGAGGTGTGCGTCGTGACTTCGGGTCGGATGAACACTTTGCCGCCACCAGGCATCGCTTTGGTGCCGATTGCGTCGACGACGGGGCGAAGGCCGCGGAAGTTGTTGTACACCGGGCCGACGATCGGGGTGGGCAGAATGCCAGGCGTGTCGGTCGTGATCACGTCGGGTGCAGCTGCGCGGATTGCTTCGCGCATCTGGTGCCATGCGGAGCCACCGGCGATGGCGGCCGAAAGGTACTCTGCTGCGGTCGGCAGCGGCACTTCCTTGCGGGCCGTCGCGTAAACGATCGGGGAAACGGGGTGGGTTGCCGGTGCCTCTGCGGCCTCGGCCTGAATTGCTTCTGACACTTGATCCTCCTCGGGGGTGTCTTGTGGGTTGGTTTCGTCGTCCTCTGGGTCGGCCGAGGCGGCGATTTCTGTGATGACCGCATCCGAAAATGCGGGCACGGCGACCAAACTCAGTTCGATGAGATCAGCGGCGCTAACAATCATCGTTCCGGTTTTGTCGAACTTGAATTTCGTCGGGTTTGCTCCGACGGACACGGAGTCGTATGCGCCGGACTTCAGGAGCGCGACTGCGTCGCGGCTGGCCCGCGTGTCGGCCAGCGTTGCTTCAAACTGGAGTCCGGCTTCGGTGTCGGTCAACTTGTTGACAACACCGCGAAGCTGTGTCAGGTCGTGGTTCTCGACCAATTTGGCGGCCTTTTGGTTGACGTCAAAAGCGCCGCGCAAGAATTTGACTTTCTGGCCGCCAGAAACGGTTGCGGTGACGTTCCACGGCACGGCGACACCGGCGATTTTCGGGGCGTATTCTTCGCCGTCTTTTGCGGCGAGGATTTCGACTGGTGCCGTGAATTGGATCATCGTTACTCCAGGTTGATTTCATCTTCGGGGATGTCGGGCGTGTCTTGGCTCGGCATTTCGGGGGCGGCGGGCTCGCGGTAGACCTCGGGTTGGTCGACCATAAAATCTTCGAGGTATTCGTCCACGTCGAATTGGACGTGGCGGCCGTTCGGCAAC